ATGATGACAGTACTTCAGTTTCTCCAACAACTAAGACATTGGAGATTTTTGGTGGGTCTTTTTATAGAATTTCGGAAAGTGGGACTCTCTTGTATACACAAGGTTCATACTCATCACCAACAAGTATCGCCACCGAGTTGGCGAGAGGATCCATCTATGAAATTGACATTTCAGGGGTTTCTGCGGGGAAAGAGTTGCGTCTGTCTACATCATCAGTATATCACTTTGGAAGTCTCTCGGCTGCTCAGGCGAATCTATACACGTCAAACGTGACTTATACTACAGATACGATAACAATATCGGCGGGAGATGATACACCAGACTTTTTGTACCTCTTTGACAACCTTGACGCATATCCACAATCTCCACGCGATGGACCTTTTAAATTTACTGGGAGTGGATTTCCTTCTGGATCGGTGACCACGTCTTTCACGAAACGCTCCATCGGTGATAGTGTCTCAACGAATATTCAAAAATCGGCGCAAGCGACAAAGGTGTACTATTTTTCAGGTCTTTTGGCAAAGGGTCCGGGTGTAGCATCTCAAGAAGCACGTTTCAGAAATGATGTATCATATGACGCGACAGAACATTTTCTAGTAAGTAACTAAAGAGGAATGAACTCATTGACTGAAAAAATACACGCGAAGTTTTGTTCTGATAATGCATGCAAGGAATGCAGTAAACCCGAGTGGATTCCTTGCCCACATTGTGGGGTAGAGTATATGAAAACGATGATGACTGAACATGTTAAGGTGTGTCCTAGTCTGCGTACATAAGTCCGGCCATACCGTTAGATATTTTCAAAATGTTGTAGTTCACCGCATAGATTGGACGGTTCACGTTAGCTGTGCAATGTATTCTGAAACTATCGATTCTCGAAAAATTTAAAGTTCCTGTTGGCTGATATTTACACGTGTTTATAGAAAAGGGGTAGAAGAACATGTTTTCTGCGTTACTCGAGGAATAATCAGTGTGGAAATATGACGGGACGGAAGTAAAAAACGGAATGGCTGTTTGCTTTTCGGTTATATCAACACCATTTACTTCTAAACTCACTTTGTTTGTGGCTGAGACTAAATTATTATCCCCATACGCATTACTCGACGCTATAAACTTTACAGGATGGTTAAAAGACAAGCCCTGAACAATATCATTTGATGGATCATTCTTTTGAACTTGGTAGATGAGTATATTTTTCTCATTTGGTTCGGATAAATGCATTCTTTCATCTGTATCCAAAGCTGCGTATGTAGCAAAAAACTTTGGTGTATAGTTTGCATTCAAATTTGAACTCCACTTTATTTTTATCCTGACATCATTGTAGGACATAGCTATTAAGGGGATGCTGTGCTGCCAGTTTTCACAAAAGAAAAAGCGGAAAGGATAGAAGTAAGACTCTGAACCTAGGCCACCGTGTAAAGAAGCTTGGTAAGATTTAGAAAATGTAGTCGCTAAAAGATCTATGGCAAGTTCTTCAGTGAATTCGGAAGTTTGTGTATCAACCTTCTGATAACCGATATACAATTCAGCCTCTTCTATGACATTCGACCAGTCATCCAAAAGTTGTGAAGTTGCGTTCTGTTCAACAGTCATGAAACAATAGTTTAATAAGTCCCCGGATCTGCTGATGGTAACAGTAGACATACCACCTGCCTTTGGTGTACCTTCAATTTGTTGCTCTTGTTGAAAGAGTGAAAAATTTGTATGTCGTTTATAAGTCGATCTAAAAAAGCTCACCTCTGGATTTCCTGAGATGTATTTATCTTGAGCACCTATCGCTACTAATCTAGCTACAGCCCCTGAACCAGACATTACTATTATGTATAAATATATTTTTAAACACCTAAGTGGAGCCCGACTTCCATAATAATCATTCAACATGTCTACCACCATGAACTCCCGTTCTATTACCGACTACATCCTCAAGCTCGAGAAGGAGAACTCCGAACTCCGTAAGGTTCGCGCCGTCCTCGGCGACATTGATTCTATTGAAGAGTCTCGAACCAAGATTGAGCAGCTCAAGAAGCTTCTCGCCGAGGCCAACGAAGAGAAGGTCGATGCCCTCGATGAACTCAATGAACTCAAGTACATGATGCGGACCTCTCCTTCGTACACTGACACAACAGCTCGTGTGACGAAGAAGTCTCTCAATGACGGCCTCGTACAGCGCCTTCTGGAACTTGGAAACATGACCTCCGACTTCTACAAGTCGATGACTTACCAGAAGGCTGCAGATGCTGTGGCCAATCTACCCTATGAGGTCCAAACTGGTGAGAGCTTGATGAATCTCCCGGGTATTGGTAAGGGTATTGCTGCCAAGGTTGATGAGTACCTCGATGAGCAGGACTCTGACTACGAGGAGTCTGAGTGCTCCGATTCTGAGTCTATTGCATCCAACGATGAGGGCTCTTTCGTTTCTGAGACTGATGATGAGGAGTACTTTGTCTCCCACAATGCTGGACTCTCTGAGATGATCTATGAGTATGCTGACAGGGCTGAAGACAATTTCAAGCGCAATGCATACACCAAGGCTGGTGATACCATCTACAATCTTTCTTACAAGATCACCAGTGGTAAAGATGCTATGAAGCTCCGAGGTATTGGAAAGTCCATCGCTAAGAAGATTGACGACTACCTCAATACCAAGAAGGCATCCTCAATGAATGAGAAACTTGCCACGTGTTTTCTCAAACTTGGAAACCTGGAGGAGCCTGTTTACAAGTCTGAGGCATACTGGAATGCCGCGGAGAAGATCCGTGATCTCACCTATGAAGTAACCAATGGAAATGATGTAAGGCATCTCCGTGGTTTTGGACCCTCAATCTGTGACAAGATTGATGAATATATCAACACTGGAAGGATGCTGAGACTCGAAGAACTCAGCTAAACCCATGTGACCTTCTTCTTTTTTGGTCTACGCCCAAGACGAGAGAGTAAATATACATAAAACAATAGACCGTAACGTACCATTTCTTAATAAAATCCTATATTTTTAAACTGAACGAATCTTTCTTCTTACCATTGTATGCGTTCACAATGCCTGATTCTATCATCTTCTGGTTTACTGATTGTGTATCACTTTTACGTCGATACACAGTCACGAGTGGTCGACCATACTTATCATTTTTACCACATTCAATCCACACTAAACCGTTCACTTTGTTTCTACACATAAACGGGTTCCATAATTGATAAGGTGCGCGATCATCAAAACCACATTCTTCCTTAAACATGTCGCGTGCAAGTTTGGCGAGGTGAATATGATCGGCTCTACCTCTCAGTCCAAGACTAGGTTTCATCTCAGCTGAGTCATATCCAAGAGTTCGAAAACTAAACTTTAGGGGACGACCATGTAACATGATAACCGCTTTGAATGTATCTCCATCATAGACGCTCGTGATTTTTGCATATCCTTGATACTTATCTAGACTGAAAATTGGTATAGAATCATCAACACCGGAAAGAATTCTTTTAGTGAAACAGCAATTCATATATAAAGAGGTCTGAACTCCTCTTTAAACTTTTTCTCAGTATAATACAAAATGACTCCAGTACTCGTATCTGTGGACAAGGCAGGTGATCTCAAGCTGGGACGCAAGAAGTGCCGTCTCCACAAGAAGGCTGATGTAGTGAAGGTTGCCAAGAAGTATGGTATCGTGAATCCCGACAAACTCACAATTAAAGAGATGTGTGAGGGCCTTAAGATGCGTGCCAAGAACACCCCCCTCGCGAGGGATCTACTCCGCCATGCTGCCAAAAGGGGTGTTCGCACTGATAACTTACATCTGTACAATAACGTTCCCCTAGCCAAGTTGTACCCCGAAGCTGCTAAGAAGCGCGCTGCCGCTAAGAAGCGCGCCGAGAAGAAGGCCTTTGACAGGAAGGTTGCAGCCAACTTCATGAAGGGTATGGTGACCAAGCGAATCGTAACCCCTACTCGTACCACTATCAGGGCTGTAATGCCTATGCCCAAGCCTCAAAAGAAGGCTATGCCCCTGACCAAGGATGTAGCTAGGAAGCGTATCATGGCTATGAAGGGTCTCAATGGTCGCAATAAGTTCAGTCTCGTGAACAGGCTCAGTCTTAATCAACATTCACCTCGTAAGGTTGTTCGATTGGCTCGTGAACTGGCTCGTCTTCGCTAAGGTCATTGTAGACTTTCTCTTCTGTATCATAGAAACTTGCACTATCCCCAATCATCATTTCTCTCACAATTTGATACAACACCGTTGAGAGTGCAAATTTATACGCTAAGAATCCAACAAATGTGGCACCATAATCAAAGTCAAATGCAAATGGTGCATTATTCCACGACACTTCAAAAGCAGCCGCACCCAATGGTGCGAAGAACTCCTTCTGAATTGTCGAATTTTCAAGTTTATCCACCCGATCAGAGAGAAGACTCACATACGTATAAGATGCTACGGCGCCTAACATCGCAGATACACCTTGATCTGCACCTTGTGTGATGAAGTAAGAAGCACTCAAAGCAGAACCATAAGCAGCCGTAGAGTTTTTTAGAGTTTTTTTCAGGTGAGCATATTCAGTGTGAATTGGTTTACTGAAGGCGTAAGTGAGAGACATTTCTTGATTAAATGGGGTTAAAATCTTTATCTCAGTTAAATTTAGTAAATGCCTTGTCAACTCTGTAAAAAGAAATGTGGTGTCCCTATCGATTGTAAATATTGTAATGGTAGCTTTTGCCCGAGTTGTCTCAATTTGACAAAGCATGATTGTCAAGGTGCAGATATCAAGAAGATGAAACAACGTAAAGAACTTGAGAAAAACATAGCATTTGAACCACCCCCCAAATGCTTAAAGATTTGATGGGTTAATAGAATGGGGTTGGGGAAAAGGTAAGTTGCTGAGATGTCCGAGTGGTCTAAGGAGGACGACTTAAGATCGTCTGTGCTATGCACGCGCGGGTTCGAACCCCGCTCTCAGCATATCGCACTCATAGCTCAGTGGTAGAGCGCAAGCTTAGTAAGCTTGAGGTCAGGGGTTCGAAACCCTTTGAGTGCAAATTGATTAAAAAGAATATTGTCTAATCACAAAATGAATAACGACCGTCGTGCTGTCGTTATTCATGATGTAGCGTCATTACTGTTTCTCGCACCATTCTCAGCATTATGTGTGGCTGATGTATTTTTTAACTATAAAGTGTACCCCATGTTTCTAACACATGCTCTCACTACGTACATGTCGTATGATCTCATGTGGATAATTCTTCAGCCGAAAGTTATACACACTCTTAGATATTTAATCATACTTCATCATTTGGTGTGTCTTCTAGCTCTTCTTAGACCTCTTATGCACCCCGAAGAGGCTTTTATACTTAGTTTCGCAGGTCTAGTTGAAATTGATACATCTTTATTAACCATTCGAAGACTTACTCCTAGAGACAGTTATTTGTACCCAACGATAGACCAGATGTACCATGCATCTAATGTAATCATTCGAGCTGGTTATGAAACCTGTATGACGTTGTTACTATGGGTACTGTATGCACGTGAGAGTATGTACACGAAATTACATGTTCTTGGATGTCAGTATTTCATAAATATTTTCAGTTGTGGTATTTGTGCACTCACTTTTTCGAAGAGGAACCCCGCTTTGAAGGAGATTTAGTTTTTGGAATTGTGACTGGTCCATTGAAATTTTTTAATAGATTATTGTTATTTTTCTGATTGTACTTGAAATTTTTGGGAGCGTAGCCACCTTCACTTTCTCGCATAAAGTAGCCTCGAAGCATTTCGTTACTATTGTTATACATCTTATCATACTTTAAGATTTAAATCTATGATACAAGTAGTATGCAAATATTCGTGAAAACACTTACTGGAAAAACTATCACACTTGAGGTCGAGTCTTCGGACACTATCGATAACATCAAGGCTAAGATTCAAGACAAAGAAGGAATCCCTCCCGACCAGCAGCGACTCATCTTCGCTGGAAAGCAGCTTGAGGATGGACGCACCCTAGCTGATTACAATATTCAAAAAGAGTCTACTCTACACCTAGTTCTGCGACTTCGTGGAGGGGCAAAGGAAAAAGAGAAGGAAAAGCCCAAGCGTAAACCTAATGCATACATGAACTTTGTCAAGAAGATACGACCCGAGGTTGTGAAAGAGAACCCAGATCTCAGTTTTACCGACATTGGTAAGAGGTTGGGTGAGATGTGGCGAGAGCTTACGGATGACGAAAAGAAAAAATATGCGAAATAGGTAGTAGATGTTTGTGTACATAGTCGGTTTTTTATTACAATTTGTCATGAAGCAACGAATAAAAAATGGTATATCACCTAGATTTGGTCAACCAACCACTTAAGGATTTGAGTTATAGTAAAAATATATGCCTCTCGGGGTCAAGAAGCTCTGTTACGATGCTCGTTTGCCTACTCGTGGTTCTGATGGTGCTGTGGGATATGATTTATATAGCTCCGAAGATGCGACTGTACCGTGTCAAGCGGGGCGAGCTTTAGTCGGGACTGGTATTGCTCTCTCCATACCCGATGGTTTATATGGTCGGGTAGCCCCTCGTTCTGGTCTAGCTGTGAAGCACTGCATCAATGTTGGTGCGGGTGTTATTGACCCCGATTATACCGGTGAAGTCAAGGTCGTCCTATTCAATCATGGTACGGAAGACTTTGAAATCAAGAAGGGTGATCGTATCGCTCAACTTATTTTGGAAAGGTGTGATACACCTATGATTAAGGAAATTGGTCTACTCGATGAGACACTCAGGGGTGATGGGGGCTTTGGATCTACTGGTCAGTAAAGTCACCTTTACAGTACCATAAATCTTCTGGTCTAGGCATAAAAAGAATACCATGACTCATGACCATAGATAACTTTGCTTTGTTTACATTCGGGTAAGACCATAATATCCACCTCTCCCAATATTCAGCCCGGAAGAAATCTTCCCAATCTTCTTTAGAACTTTCTCTGATTTTCAACATTTCTTTCTGTATCTCATACGGGTTTGTCTCTATTCGCAGCTCCTTAGGAATGATAGCACCTTTCCTAAGAAGTTGTGCGCGCATAAGTCTTGGATTACCATGGTCTGGGTAATGCTGAAAACCCTTCTCACCAAAATCAATACTTCGTTTATTTGGTAAGGTGACCCTATATTTATGTGTAATAGAAGGACTTGGTTGTAATACGACGTGCATTAAATTTATTCAAGATAAAGTTTTAGTATTATTAACTCATATGAAGATATATGAATCCATTGACTCTATTACTATCCGAGTTGGTGAATCTGCTAAAGAGAATGATGAACTGTCAATGACGAGTGACCCTAAACACTGGTGGATGCATGTAACCGGTTGCCCAGGTGCACATGTTGTAGTGTGCTACGAAGGAGACCAACTACCCAGAGAGACGAAAAGGGATGCTGCGGTTCTTGCTGTCTATCACAGTAAGGTACCAAAGACAAAGATGTCACATGTGGACCTTGCTAGGGTTGACCAAATATCAAAGTACCAAAAGTCAACTCATGGATTAGTAAATTTGGAAGGTGAAGTTATGCAACTCACAGTTTTCATGAATAAGGAAAAACCGAGACTTGATAGATTAAAGTAAACTTGTGTAAAGTCCAGCGATGTAGTACACATCCTTGAACCCTAAACTTTCTAATTTCTCTGCTGCAAATCTGGCCCTCTGTCCAGTGTTGCAATAGACGAGTAACCCCCTCTTAGGGAGTTCTGTGGTGGTCTTTTCATTTATTTTATCGACAGGAATGTGAATCGCTCTAGGGTAATGACCAGCTCTCCATTCTGTGATCGTACGGACATCGATAACCTTCTTTATCTTGCCATCCTTAATGAGTCGCTTGGCTTCTTCTGCGGAAATGAGATTTTGTCCATAGTAGGTATAGGCTGTGAGAGCGGCGAGACCACCGATAACGACGAGAGGTATCATATTACTATTAATTAATGTTATTAATCATCACGGACACACTCTGGATAACATTCGGATCATAGGTTTTAATAATTTTGGACAATTTTGTAATAGTGGGGATGGATACTCCAGATCTTTTAGCCATGTCTTTCTTGTTTAGTTCTGGTTTGAAACATGTGTACAAAACTGCTGCCGCGATAGATTTTGAATGTTTACCCATAATTTCATCACAGGTCTGTAGTTTATGGCACATGTCTGTAGCCTCTTTACAGATTTTTGGGGAAGCACCAAATATGTTGAACATGTTATCAAGATGTTCTAGGTGTGGCTTGATACGACGGGTATAAATTGGGGGAACAACCACAGGCTTTTTCAAACTTTTTTTCAATTTTTTGTATTTCCGTTTCCACTTTTGACCCTCTTTGATTTGTGAAAGAAGCTCACTAATGTGAGACTTCACTCCACGAACAGCGTCAAGAGTAGGTGTTTTACGAACTTTCGTCTTCACCATTATCTATGTAATTTTAAAGTAAAATATATGCAACTTAGGCACTCTAGTTACCGAACGCGACACCAGCCATACCATCCTTGATACGAAGGATGTTATAGTTGACCGCGTACACCCGATGAAGAGCGTTACCACCCGATGGGCTGGTCAGGCTGAGTTTGGCGTTGTCAATGCGACTGAAATTTAGTGTTCCTGTGGGCTGCATCTTGCTGAGGTTGATGCAGAATGGCCATGTGTAAGTGGGTAAATCCTCGAGAACATCATCGGGAAGATCCGTGCTGTGCATTTCTGGTACGACTGTGTGATGGTACATAGCCGAAGTTTCTTCGAATAGAGCTGTACCGTTGATGTAAAGGGTAGCCTTATCGAAAGTGAAGGCTGTGTCCCAATCGGCACCCGCGGTGGTGTTACCAGATACAAGGTGGAGAGACTTGACGGGGTGGTTGAAATAACTGATATCAATATCAGTATCCTCCTTGGCAGCGAGTTGGTGTTGGGTTTGGGTGATCAGAATCTCATGCTGAGTATCAGTGAAATACTTACGCTCATCTGTGTCTAAATACACATAGTTACCCCAAATTTTGGGACTACCGACGGGTGTGTAACCGTCCCTGCACTTAATGCGTATCTCGACATCATGATATTGTAAAGCAACGAGTGGAAGGCACTTAGTGTAATCTTCACCAAAGAAGAAAGGAATAATGAAGTGATCACCACCATGGTTAGACTTCAGGGTGGCAGTCGAAGCGCACATTGAAGACTTGGCTTGACTGTCACGCATGAGGGGATTGTGTACACCTTGGATAAAGAGTGAATCAATCTGGCAAACCTTCTGACCACCTATCCAGAGCTGGAATTCCGTAGGGTTAGACGCAGTAGAAGAGAAAAGGCCGTCTGGGTTGTCTTGTACGTTAGAAACAAGTGTATCTTCAATCCAGATATAGCTCATGAGGTCACCCTTGGAGCGGATGGGAATAGTAATTTCGTTGTTCGCACCGAATGTACCGATGTAATCCATGCGCTCTGGCTTCATAGCGAAGTTGGCATGACGCTTGTAATTTTGACGGAAAAAGCTGACCTGAGGATCACCTGTGATGTAAACATCCTGGGCACCCACCGAAACGAGTTCGATCAAAGCAGCAGACATTTATTAATAAATGATATTAAAATTTTGGCTCATAGTATACATATGGTAGTATTCCAAGCGTTGACATGGGAGGCACGGGATGTTGAAGGTGAACATCAAATCAGTATTTTTGGTAAGACTGAAAATGGTAAATCGGTCTGTGTAACAACAACATTCGATCCATACTTTTTTGTGAAGCTCCCAAGGGGTACAACAGACCAGGATGTCAGTCGTCTTTACAATGACATATGCAGATTAAAACGAGACCATGTAACTAGTTATAGTTTGACGAAACAGAAGGACGTCTGGGGATTTCAAAATAACGAGGAATTTCATTTTATGCATCTCAATTTCAAATCGCTTGAACATAGACGAAAAGTTAACTCGATTTTCATGTATAACAATGATTTCAAACAATACCATGTCTATGAATCAAATATCGACCCTGTCCTGAGACTCATGCATAGAACAGGAATCCAATCCACAGGTTGGTTGGATACTGGTGATACATGTGTTCGTTCTCACCTGGCTAAAACTGATATTGATTTATGGTGTAATGACTGGTCAACACTTAAACCAGTCGAACGAGATGATATTGCCCCATTTATTGTTGCCTCGTTTGATATTGAATGTAATAGTTCTACTGGTAAATTTCCAGATCCAAACGTCCCCGATGATGCTTGTTTTCAAATCGCAATCTCTCTGTGTAAGTTTGGTAGTGATGAACCATATGAGAAAGTGTGTTTATGCTACAAAAAGACCGACGGACCTGATGTCATTAGTTTTGATACTGAAAAGGAAATGCTTTTAGCGTTTAAAAAATATATGAACGAAAAAGATATTGACATTCTCACTGGGTGGAATATTTTTGGATTTGATTTAGAGTACATTTACAAACGTGCTGCTATGGTTGGGTGTGGGATTGATTTTTATCAGCTTGGTAAACTCAAGGATACAGAGTGTCACTTGGTGATGAAAAAATTAAGCTCGAGTGCTCTGGGTGATAACTTTCTAAAACTCTTGCCTATGTCTGGTCGTTTTGTATTCGATATGTTTCATGAGGTTAAAAAGGGATACAAGTTAGATTCGTACAGTCTCAACAACGTTTCTAAACTGTATCTCGGTGATCAAAAAATTGATATGGCTCCCAAAGAAATGTTTGCTCGTTTTGTAGAAGGTGATCCTAAAAAGTTATACGAAGTGGCAGAATACTGTATCAAAGATACGCTTCTCCCACACAAACTAATGAAAAAGATGTGCATCCTACTAAACCTGGTAGAGATGGCAAAGGCAACATGGGTACCTCTATCTTTTCTGGTTGAACGTGGGCAGCAAATCAAGGTATTTAGTCAGTTGTCTAAAAAGGCTCGTGAATTGGGTTACATGGTACCAACGATTAAATATGGTTCTCTCCCCGAAGAGCAATACGAAGGTGCAACGGTTCTAGAAGCCCAAAAAGGTGCGTATTATACACCAATCACAGCCCTAGATTTCGAGGCTCTGTATCCGAGTATCATGATGGCCCACAACCTCTGTTATTCTACATACGTCATGGATGAGCGACGATATGGTAAGATCCCCGGGATTACATACGAAACATTTAACATTGGAAATAAGACGTATAAGTTTGCACAAGATGTACCGAGTCTATTACCAGCCATTCTTACGGAGCTTAAACAGTTTCGTAAAAAAGCCAAAAGAGATATGGCAGCTGCAACAGGTTATATGAAGGAGGTGTACAATGGTAAACAGTTGGCCTATAAAGTTTCAATGAACTCTGTGTATGGTTTTACAGGTGCAGGTAAAGGTATTCTCCCATGTGTACCTATTGCATCTACGACAACGTGTAGGGGTCGTGGTATGATTGAAGAAACTAAGACTTATGTTGAGGCAAACTTCCCCGGTGCGAAGGTAAGATATGGTGACACGGATTCTGTCATGGTTGAGTTTGATGTAGGTGATCGTAAGGGTGTAGAAGCTATCGAGTATAGTTGGGAGATTGGTGAACGAGCTGCGGAGGAGTGCTCAGCCCTTTTCAAGAAGCCAAATAACCTAGAGCTTGAGAAGGTCTATTGGCCTTATTTTTTGTACTCGAAGAAACGATATGCAGCCAAGTTGTGGACCAAGGGTAAAGATGATAAAATGCATATGGACTATATAGATGTGAAAGGTCTCCAACTTGTTCGACGAGATAACACACCTCACATGAGAGAAGTGTGTAAGGAACTATTAGATGTGGTCTTAACTTCTGGGGATCCGGGTCCTCCAAAAGAACTTGCGAGGGAGAGAGCAAATGAACTCCTATCAGGTGGAATATCACATGATAAACTCATTTTGAGTCAATCACTCTCAGATTCATACAAAGTTGGTGGAAAGAGTGTTTCGATTAGTAGTCCTGAAAGTATACACATAAATCAGGCTCATGTTCAAGTGGTCAATAAAATGAGACAAAGAAAGCCTGGATCTGAACCACAATCCGGTGACCGGGTGCCATATCTACTTACAAAAACAGACAATTCTAAGGCGAAGGCTTTTGAGAAATCTGAAGATCCAAAGTATGTTGAAGAGCATAACATCCCCGTCGATTACCATTACTACTTCGTGAATAAATTTTTGAATCCGGTGTGTGATCTTCTCGACCCTCTATTTGAAAATACAAAGCAGGAAATATTTGGTGAAATCATTGAACAGTATAAACCACCAAAGAAAGTCACTGGTCCAGCCTTGAGTGGTATGAAAAAGGAACAATTGATTGAAGAATGTGAAAAGAATAATCTTAGTAGTGAAGGTACGGCATTGGTATTACGAGATCGTATTAAAATGTTTAGACAAAAACAAAACTCTGTTGAAGACTTATTTAAAAACTACGCGCAATCTAATGATAAGGCATGACAAACAAAAATAAATTTACAAAAATTGTAATTGACAATATCAAAAATATAATTAACGATCATCTTCCCGATCTCTTAGAAGAATCATGCAATGAATTTATGTACGACATGATCGATGAAGAAGCTAATGAACGAGTAAATAAAAAACTTGATGAAATATCAAAAGTGCATGGTATCCCTCTAGATCTACTATTGAGAGAGACGGATGATGTTACCATATGTAAAGGTACAAAAATCAAAGATGGTGTCACACATAGATGTTCATTTAAAGCCGTTGACGGTGGGTACTGTAAATTTCATAAAGTTCAAGGTGACAAAATTAAAAAACGAGATCTACCCAGTGTAAATAGTCATACACATGGACCTGAACAAATGTTCGTTAAAGGGTGTCCCGCATGTGAAAGTAAAAACAAGCTTATAGATTTGTGTCCTTATATTAAATAATGAGTAAATCGACCATTCTACTAACATCAATAAACAGCTTTTACAATGAGGAAAAGAATCGAACTAAATTAATGAACATTCTAGACAAGACAAGTGGTATATCACTTAGAAATTTGGAGTGGTTTATAACGAATTACGCAAAAAAGAATAATACAACTTATACGACACAGGATGGTAAGCTCTTTACCGTACATTGTGCATATAAGTCGAGTCTAGATGGGTACTCGAAGAAACTCTTTGATCCATTTTGTCGTTCACAGAAGTTTCCGTATACCATCCCTGGGACATCTCATGAAATTCATACAACTCTGGCACAGTTGAATTTCATCAAATGGTGTATTAAGAATAATATCATAGACTACATCTCCAATAATAAGACCTCACTGTTTAATAAGCAAGTGACATAAATCCCTTATCAAATATATACGTTTGATAACCCGTGTAATACATGTTTAACGAATAGTTATTACTAGACGTGTCTACAAGTGAATCAGACGATGTGTCCAACTTCACTTCTATAGACGTTTTATCAGATTTTATTTGACTAAAATCCAAGTTCCCCGATGGTTCCACATTGATCGGATTCATCGAGAAACTATAAGTATAAATATTTCTGATAGGCCTTGCTAATCTATTTCTAAATGGAATTAAATATTTGTAATAATAGTGATTTGTTTTAGAAACATTTGGTAATCTGTTTCCATTTATGTAAAAACTTGCTTCATCCATTATGGGATAGAAGAATGTACCTGTCTCATCAAAATGCACATTAGAGGAAAAATTGAAACGATTTTGATAATACTTCTCCTCTTGTAAGGATTTACCACCCGTAGAATCACTAGCATCTTCGAATTTTTCATTTCTTAAAAACCAATGAATACATTTCACTGGAATGTTGGGTACAAGGTTATTTCGAATCATTGTATCATTTGGTGTACTTATAATACTAGGGTGTTTACGTACAATATCAGTTATAAATGTTTGACGTTTAGTCGCCAAATATTGACGTTCTTCAGGGGTTAATGTGATTTCTTCTGTAACGAGTTTAAACTCTGGGAGTGAGAGTGTAGTCCCCGTATCTGTAAAAAAAGTTTGTGGGTGAAACTCCAACTCAAATTCTATTTTTTGACGGTGTACAGCACATACTGGGAAGTATGGACGATTTGGTTTATTTGAAGAATATTCATCACTTGCGTATTTCCTGGAAAAGAAGAAGTGTAAAGGAATCATGAGATCAGCAGAATATTGTGAAAGGTCCTTAAATGCATCCAAAGTGGAGTCGTCATAACCTATGTTTCTATTTACAAGAAATCTATTAGCTACTTTTTCAGATATTTCTAAATAAAGTTCATCGTAAATAATACCCCAATCATCATGAATTGTTTCAACTTCGAGTTCATCTACGAACATAGTGACACTTTTTAGAATATGTCTCCCCAATTGGTCTGCGTAATTTTTACCACCACCAAAATCTGTGAGACGTGGTATTGTGATACTCAGCCACATGTTACTCAAAAGATCACCCATATTTTGTGGATTGAATTGCACTTTAATAGTTTGACCAAATGGCCAACCTGAAATAGCACCAGGGTTAACAACATTACGACTTCTATGATATTTTCGAAAGTCTGAGTGTATCTTATCATTCTTATAATTAAAGAACGAGTCTTCTGGGTCTTTGGAAAGAAGGTGTGTATCCTGCTTTCCAATAGCTTTGAGAGAAATCTTTGCAGCTTCACCCATACTTATCTATTGTTTATATATTTTTAATATCATTCTTCCACATGTCCATAGCTGTAGTAGACTTCATAATCTCAAGATCCCTTTTCGCCTGTTCGGATTCTTTGAGAAGTTCACGAACACTCTCATCCGTGTACTGAACGGTTCTAATATTCAAAAGGTAGTCATATGTTCCACCAATTTGTGGGAAGAGTCCAGAAAGTTGATTTTCGAGTTCTTGCTTTTTACGGCGAAATACAATAATATCACCGTTGATGACCATGGTTACAAATCGAGACTTGTAATCACACATCTGTGCCTTTGCCTCCAGAACTTTGATGAGATGTTCTTTCCGCTTCTTGTAATACTCGTAGCGAAGCTCAATAAAATCTTTTAGAATGAGTTCTGGACTT